CAAACATTTTCATTCCAAAAATCGTTATTACCATTATATGTTCTAAGATTATCGTATGGAGGTGAAGTTACTGTTAAATCAATACTGTTTTCTTCCATTGTTTTCATTACATCTACACTATCTCCGTTGATTATTTTCATATAATTGTTTGTTTGTTTGTTATTCATGGTCTTGGTTGATTGCTTTTAATTGCTCATAAGATAGTCCATGTTTATCTGTTCCGTAATATTCTGCTTCATTATCAAGAATATCTTTTGCTTTTTGTAATATCCTCTCCCTCTCTTGTTGTACTGCGAGGTCTATTTCTTCTTTAATAAAGTTTATTGTTCTACTCTCATCTAAAACTCTTTCATGTGGTGGATAATCTAATAAAACTGCTATTCCACCATCTATAAATTGTTTTTTGAATTGCTCTATAAACCTCTCCTCCATTGTCTGTTCTTGTTTAACAGGTGTTACTTTTCTGTAATCCCCATCTTTGGTTTCTTTCCCATATTTATTATAGTTTTTACCGTCAAGTTCAAATTCTTCTTGTTTACCTGTTCCTTTGCAGGATTCGCAATCATCATTTTTCATAATTGATTTCATAGTTCTTGTAAGAATAACCTTCTGGTCTTCTGCTACACCCTTCATTATATCTGTAAATACTCCTGTTGCTTCTTCTTCGGTTGAATTTCTTATAAAGTCTGAAAACTTTGTTTCTGTTGTACCTGTGCCTTTGCAGTAGATACATGGTATTGTATTTTCTTCTTCGTAAAATTGATTAACGTACATTTTTTTAGACCCCTTACACTCAGTACATTTATTTGTTTGCTTGTTATTCATAATGTTATTTTATAGCAAAAAATGCTAAAGTTATAATTACTAAATTTACGACAAAAACTAAAATCATAGTTTCTCGTTTTTAAATTCGTCAGCCCATTCTATGAGTTCCTCCTTTGATACGTCATCGAGAAAGTCCTCTAGGTTGTTAAAAATCTGCGTATGCGAGTAATATTTGCCTTGATGGTCTTCTACCCCCATCTCTACTAATTTATCGGCTAGAAAGTCCTTGTATTTTCTATATGTTTTCATATTTATATTTGTTAAACGTCTTGCATTATTAAAAAGAATAAAACCAAAAAATAGATCGGTAATATAATGTGTATTTGTGAAGTAAAGAGTAATGAAGATATAACTGTCAAAGTGAATGATATATATATCATATATGTGATAATCTGTTCTTTTTTTGTGTACATAGTGTTTTTTGTGTTACCTATTAATAGCATACAGGGGCGTTTAATCATGCAAACATATGAAAGAAAACATATTAATTCAACTCCCTTGCATACTATAAATAGTATGGTTAATAATTATAGTATTGTTGTATGCTAGTATTCGTCAATTTCAGCCTGTGAGCCAAAATAATTAATGTTATCTTGTTCTTGGAATTGTTCTATGGCTTGTTCTTGTGTTTCTGCTCTTATCGTCATTGTAGCTGTGAAAGTAAAATCTTTTTCTTTTGGTTTCATATATTATTTTTGGTTAAATTCTTCTAATCTAAAATGTTTTAGTACATGCTCGGCTTTTTTTCTTGATCTGCCACTATAGGAAAGCTCGTCATGGGTGTCTACAACATTGTACCACTTTACGCCCTCGTGTATCATTATTTCTAATTTAAATCTGTTCTTATTCATATGTTATTTGGTTATAGCCATTAATATCAACATCGCACATAAAAAGATTACTCCTATCCATAAAATATATATTCCTGATTGTAATTTATTAATTTTATCTCTGTATATTTTTCTTTCTTTTTTATCTAGCTTTGTTTCTATGTATTTCATAACTTTTGTTATTTGGTTAGGTTTTTAGCTATCTCATTAAATCTTTCAAGGTCATCACTCTTTGCGATATACTCGTTCGTACCAGTAGAGGAAAAAATATATTGATCGTTTAATGACATTAAATATTTTAAGTCATCTTTCATCAACTTCCTCATTTCTTTATATTGTTTCAATTCACTGATCCAACTGATTAATTGGTCAATAAATTCACTTGTTTCTATAATTCCATATCCTACTTTTTCCATTTTGTCGCTCAATACTTCGATACCATTAATATGATATTCTCCTTTTATGTATTCTATATTATTCATATGTTATTTTCTGTCTAAAAGGTTAATAATCTCTTGTACGTCTTCGTCGCTGTCGTCTTCGGGGTGATTGTTAATTTGGTCGTTTACTGTTTCAAGTAGCCCAAAAATAAAAGCTGTTCTTTCATCGTGCATACTACAGTATTTCTTAAATGCTTTCTCTAGTGTTTCTTGATCTCCGTCATCGTGTGCATATTCGTATGTTTCGATAACTTCTTTTAATTCTTCTAATTTAGTCATATGTTATTTGTTTATTGTAAATAAAAGTTCTCTGTTTAAATATATCCCGTCTTCTTTATCCCAGTTTATAAGCTCGTAAACATGAATATCTTCGGTCTGTTCTTCTACTGCTTTTTTAATTATATTAAATACATTTTCTGGTTCAATAAGAATCTCTTCAATATAGTTTTCTTCTTCAATCACTTGATATACTGGTGTTTTTGGTTCTTCGTAATTTGTCATATGTTAGTTAGTTATGTTAGTTATGTTAGTAATAATACAATTATTAAAAGACTTTATCATTTCATGTCTTTCTTCTGGAGTTTTAAACCATTGTACGTCTTCTATATCAACACCTGTTTCGTCAAGAAAATTAATACCATAAATGTACCCATTATTATTATCTTCTTCGGGATAACCCATGTCATTTTTTATATTCTCCCATAGTTCTAGTTCTATTGTTTCGATAACTTCTTTTAATTCTTCTAATTTAGTCATATGTTATTTTACGTTAAATGTTTGAGTAAATGTCATTACTTTTCCACCCTTTTCATGCGTTCTTAAATCTTTTAGTTCTGATAAGGGGGTATATTCTAGTATCATTTTATGATCTGTTTCTAGTTTATTTTTAAATCTCATCATAGCTCTATCTATCTTGGCTACTGGTTCTCCACTCATATATACACCTGTAATATATATCTTTTCTTGATCTGTACTTTGGTCAAGGTTATATGTTATAAAATATTGTTTCATATGTTATTTGTTTAGTCGATTAATAATACTATCAGCAAAACTTAATTTTTCTCTTTGTGATAGTATTTCGCATTCTGATAAATTTCTTTTTTGCTCGATAAAATCTTTGCAAGCCCTGTTTATATTTCCGTTTAAATAATTTGTTTCTATATGTTCCATATGTTTTTTAGCTTGTGCCTAGCTTTATAATAATTAGCACATTAATACATACAATATATGTATGTATTCATGTAATAACTAGCCCTTATACCTTGCCACGTCCTTTACTAGATCAAGGGATATACCGTCTGTACAAGCGTCTATAATCTCGAAGACTGTTTCGATACATTGCTCGGGATCCATTGATATTTTATACTCATGGTTATTCAATTCGTATTTAATAGCCTGTACTCGATCACCTGTAAATTTCTTAACTTTGTTTAATTCCTCAAGCCACTCGTCAAAGTTTTTAGTTGGTAAATATCCACCTGCCCCAATACTTGCCACTTTCTCGCCCTTTGGTAAATTCAAAGCGTCAAACTGTTTTCTAAAACTATCCTGCCCAAAAGCCCAAAAAACTCTGTGTTTTGTCATTATGTTATTTCTTTCTGCTGTTACCTCCTCTTTATAATCTGAATATGTCATATGTTTTTTAGTGCGTTTAATAATAATATGCACATTGCAAGGTATTTTATACCCTGCCATGTATTTACTATAGTATCCATTCTATACGATGTTGGTGTTGGTGTCAATAATTAGTCCATTGCACAATAGTAATGTGTTTTTAAGTTAAACTTGTCATCAAGTATATTTTTAATTTCTCTAAATGTGTACCCGTCTTTTAAGTCTTCAAGGGTTGCAAGGTGTTCAATAAATGCAACAGCCTTGCCAATACCTCTGATTTTTTGGGTGAAAGCCCTTGGCTCGTTATATTTGTCTTTTAGATCTGCTACAGTTATACATTTCCCGTTATGTTCGGTATATGTTACCTTTATATTTTTGTTTTCTAATATTGTTTTCATGTTATTGTTTATTTATTATTATTTATTAGTAAAATAGCAAGCTGATAGACATATATCATTACATATTCCGTATAATTGCCTTGCTGTTACCCCTCCACGTCCGTATTTAGTTGCATGAAACTGAAAACGCACGTCTTTACCTCTTTCCATGTATTCCCAGTCTACATCATAGAAAAACCCCTCTGAAACAGTCCACCCTCCGTCTTTTAGTTTTTCTTTTATGTCTTCTACGTGTTTTTTAGCAAGTATCTCCAATTCTTTTATGCTGTTTTTTTCCCTAATAGTGTTATAGGTGTTTTCTATTTTTATTCTCATATTATTGTTTAATGTTATTATTTTCTAAAAAATTGTTTTGTTTTTCTGTGATTACTAAATCAAGCTTATCAAAATTATTATATTCTGATTGATATATTTCATCTATTTCTAAACCAAAATATAGTATATGTTTAGTAATTCTATTATTTTGAGTGCTTTCTCTTATCGTAAACATGTTATTGGTTGTTATTTGTTAAAAAGTCATTTATACAATCAATTTCACTCTTATTGTCATTATTGTATTCACTAACTAGAAAAAGATCATAGTCTTTTTTTACATTCTCAAAAACTAAATCGTATTCTATTTTATTATTTATCATGTATAAATTTATAAATAAAAACTCGCTGTATGATGTTTTCATAAACTCCTCATCATGTACGTCCTTTTCTAAAATATCTTTTATATTTGCCATATGTTTATTTTTAGTGCTGTTATAATAATTTGCACATTAGTACACTCATATATATAAGTGTACTCATGTAATAATTATTTTTTATTCATTTTCATAATCAAGATTATAGATCCATCATAATCATAACTGATCATATGATTATTTTCTTTTATTTTACTAAAATCAAACTGCTTTAAATGGTTTTGAGTATCTTTTATAAGATCAATCAAAAAAATTCCGTTAATTGTACCTGTACCTTTGAAAGCATAGTCTTCGTTTTCATCATCAAACTTTGGCAAAATTTTTTCATACTTTGGAAATGTCATGTCTTTGTCGTTGAGCATTTCTTTGTTTACAATCTCGATAAGATCATTTGCTTTTGCTACGTCATTTTTTTTGAGTATCTTTGTCACTTCTTTCCATGCTTTAGCTGTGTAGTAGCCTGTTTTTACTCTTTGAGATAATACACTTGTTAAATGTACCCTTGCAAGCCTGAAACTGTCTGTAGCCACTGCGTAACGATGTTCGCCTATATCATGCACGTATACATAATTTAGTTCTTTTTTAATAGTAGTTTTTGAAGTATATTTTGAAATATCTATCATATGTTTATTTTTAGTGCGATTATTAATAATTTGCACATTAGTACACTCATATATATAAGTGTACTCATGTAATAATTATTTTTTACAATTCCTATGTAAAATACAGGCGTCATTTTTGTATTGCATTTCCATTGCATAATTTTCGATCTGATCTTTTTTAAGATCAGCCATTTGAATATCGTTTTTTATACCTTGTATATGCAAGAATAAGATCAGGGATAAAAGAATAATAATTGATAAAGTGATGGGTGAAGTTTTTTTCATATATATATTGTATTAGTTACCTTGGATAAAGTTCATTGCACCTCTTATAATTCCCCCCGTTGATTCTTTTTCTGATTCATTCAAGCTATTCCAAAGATCTAGCAATTCTTTTGTTTCGTACTTGTTTTGATTAGCCATGTTATACATAACACCCCCAAAACTATCTTTGAGTATTTCGATCATAGCGTCATTGTTTTTAATAAGATACATTGTATCAGCGTAATTATTCATATGTTTATTTTGTTAGTACATGAAACTGTATTGCCTCATGTATATATACATCTTATACGATATCGGTGTCGGTGTCAATTACTATACTATAAGATATGGGGATAACTTTATAATTTTATATACATATATATGTATGTTTTTTTACGCTGTAAAAAGTGCCATAAGGTATGATATAGAATTGTAAAAAAAGTATATAAAAAAGTGTTTTTTTTACTGATAAAAAAGTGCTATAAGGTATGATTAGAAATGAGGTTGAATTGGTATAGCGTGGGTGGGTTCTTGTGTCACTTTCTGTGTCACTTTTTACCAAAAAGCCTGTACAATACAATGAAATAACAAAACTGTATATAGCAAATTATGAAATGAAAAAAAACCAATTCCTGTGAGAGCTATATTTTTGGTGACACGTGATTCCTGTGTTACTCTGTGTCACTCTCTGTGTTACCGTCTATCTTGTTTATATACAACAAGATAGAGCAAAAAGTGACACAGTGACACAGGAATCACTAAAAAAAAAACTATATTAAAAAAAAAGAAAAACGTAAAAAAAATAAAGTTTATGAAATTACGTGTTACCGTGTTACTTTTAAACCTGTTTTGTCAAGTTTTCTCGTTGTTTTTATCATTGAAAATATGCAAAAAAAAGCATAAAAAAAAAGACTATATTCTAGTCTTTTTTTATTACTCTTCAAATGATAAAACGTCATAGCAAATTGAATCAATAATCAATTTTTTTTCTAGTATAATATATTTTTTATTAGTTATCGAAGTTGTTAGACAAAATTTTGTCCCTGCTGGTATATCTATCCCCATGCTTTCATTATATTCATTTTCAATAAATTCATTTTCAAAATCGTAATATCTATTTTTAAATCTATTATCTGGGTATAAATACATTCCTTTATATTTTGGATAGTATTTCGTAATTTGTTTATTTATTTTAATGTTGTTCATATTTTTGTTTTTATTACATATATACAATTCTAAATGATTATATACATGATTATAAAAAAAATTATAATTTTATTTTTTCTACTTGATCGATATTAAATATGCTTTTATATGCTATACCTTTGTCACCGTTTTTCTTTTTAAATACGATCTGAATTTTAGTCCCTTTGCTTCCTTTCTTTACTTGATACCCGTTAACTTTCCACTGTACGAATCCAGCCCATAAATTTTTATCGTAGCCACTGGATAGCGTGATGATAGCGTTCTTACCTTGATAATTTTCTTTGGTGAAATTGTTCATATGTTTATTTTTGTGCTGTTATAATAATATGCACGTTGTACGATATAAACTTTTTATATCGTATCACTTGAATATTATGCTATTTTGTATAGATCTTTTTTCATTTTTACTAGATCAACCTTTATTGAATAATTATATATAAGAATCTTTTACAATTTTTTGTATTTCATTATCCATATTATTGTATTTCAATAATTACACCTATATTTTTAAATTCTTGTATATTACCACGATCAATAGTCTTTTTCCCCGTAATCCTTGATATAGCTTGTGCTATCATAGGATCGATTATATATATAAGATCATTACCATATACACTTTTAATCTTAGCTTGTATTATCATATGTTTTGTTTTGTTACGATCAAAACTTTATTATCCTGATCTATAAATAGTATAGCATAATATAGCACCAGCACCAGCACCAATAATGCAAGTACAATATATATAGCACCACGTCAAGCAAGCCATTGACAAGCTCATAAAACATAGTACTACTAAAACTTTACATAGTTATATAAGCAAGGCATAATAAATATATATTAAGACACGCATAAAAAAAAGGGCAAGGGGGGTCACCCCTTTCGGCATCGGCCCGGCTGATTATTTAAAAATCTACTTCCCTCTCCCTCTCTATAAGCAAGGCTAACTTACTAGACAACCAAAAATACTTATTTATGATTGGCTAAAATAACCCACCCCGGCCTGTTCTACTAAAAAAGTCTCTCAAAAAATTTTATTTTTTTTTCTGGTGTGCTATTCTATAAGGTATGAAACGACCTCAACATGGATCAACTCCAAAACAGTACGCATATGCCATGAGAAAATTAAATGGTGATGGAGAATCTAACAAAGAAATAGCAAGGCTCGTTGGATTCTCTCCGAGTGTTGCTAATAATACTAAAAATAAAATCGAGAAAACCGCTGGTTATCATAATGCTATGAAAGCGCTTGGTCTTAAAACTAATAACTTAATGTTGGCGCTTATGTCGGAATTCGAATCCAGAGGAGTATCTCATTTTGATACAAAAGAATTGTTTCAGGCTATTGATACTATTGGTAAGGCTTGGGATAGATTCTCAAAAGAACGAGAAGAACCAAAAAAGAAAAAGAAAGAAGACGACAGTAATCCTCTTTCAGGTCTTTTATATCGGGACCAACCAATAACTATTGATATAGAGGTAGAACCAGAACCAGAACCAGAGAAAGAAGTAGTTGACCTAGATTTTTAATATGCAAAAAATTAACCAACAAAAAAATCATAAGGCAGTAGTAGCGCAAGTCGTTGAAAATCCTGATATTATTTGGGACAAAGAATGGCGAATGAATAATCTGTATTGGATTATTACTAAGAAAGGGAACAAAGCGCCATTTAAAATGAACCGCGCTCAACGGGAGTTCTTTGATAAGTATCTCAACAATAAAGATCCAAAGAAAAACTTTCACAGGCACATTATATTAAAATCTCGACAGATTGGATTTACTACGTTTATAGATTTGTGGATTACTGACGAGATATTGTTTAACGAAAACCGAGAAGGGCTAATTATTGCGCACAAGGTTCAAGATGCTGCGGAAATCTTTGATCGTAAGATTGATTTTGCTATTCGAAACATGCCGGAGCATATAAAGGATGCAATTTTTAAGATGGAAAGGAACTCTGCAAAGAAAATAAAGATTGTACCAGCTGGAGAAAACGACAAGGAGTCATATTCAGCTATTCAAGTATCAACATCTGGGCGTGGGGGAACATTTCACTATTTGCATGTGTCGGAATACGCAAAAATGTGCGTTGACTTTCCAAAAAGAGCCGATGAGGTAGAGAAAGGAGCGTTTCTTGCTGTACCGACTAGTGGATTTATCTTTATTGAGTCAACCGCAGAGGGAATGGCCGGAAGATTCTATGAAATCTTTCAAGCAGAGTGGGCGACAAGAGATAAAATATCTCCGACCAAATCAACCGCTATATTTTTACCTCACTTCTATAATTGGCAGTACGATGATATGGAAATGGAAGAAATTGAGGAAGATATCCCTGTCTCAGAAATGGAACTGGGCGAGATTGACTTTGGCGAGTACCAAAAAGAGCATAATCTTTCTGATACAGAAATTACTTACTACTATATAAAGTACTTACAGCTTGGAGGTCGTAACGGAACTGATACTGTTAAAAAACTCAACCAAGAATATCCAACGACAGCCGAAGAAGCATTTCTATCGACAGGTCAAAGTTATTTTCCTACAAGCAAAGTATTTTCTATGCTACAAAAACCTATGGTCGGGACCAAGGGAGAAATGATTGCAGATAATGAAGGCAAACATTCTTTCCAAGAAGTTTCTACTGGCGCGCTTGAGATATTCGAAATGCCTATCAAAGGAATGAGCTATGTTATTGGTGGAGATACCGCGGAAGGTCTAGCGCATGGCGATTCGCAAGTACTCTACGTTATAAATAAAAAAACAAAGAATTGTGCGGCTATTTATAGTTCAAAAGTTCCACCTGATGAATTTATTGGAGAAGCCTATAATATTGGAAAATTTTTTAACTGGGCGCTGCTAGGAATTGAAGTAAACAAAGATGGGCTTTGGGTAAACGATGGTCTTGATAAATTAGGGTATATAAATTTATACTACCGAAAATCATTTGATGATATTACTAAAAAGATCACAAAGTTCTTTGGTTGGAAAACTACAAGCGCGACAAGGCCATTCTCATTGGCTGCGATTAAAGCAGTGTTCCTAAAGAAAAACGAAGGCTTTCCAAATGCTGTTCTGAATGAAATGGTTACGTTTCTAAGAAACGAAAAAGGAAAACCAGAAGCGCTGGCAGGTAAAAACGATGATGTAATTATGGCAGGGGCGATTGGATATGCTATATTACAAGAGGAAGGCGAATGGAGTGAAACAGATAATCAACAAGCTGGAAGCTCTATAGCGAATTTAATGTTCAACCAATAATTTGACTAAATATTACTAATAACTGATAATAAGACTATGTCCGAATCCTACGACCAAGTAAAAGCAGATAAAATCGTAAAGTCTGTAAAAGATAAAAAGAAACAAGATAGTGTTGACTTCATTTACACGAAGAAGAAGCAAATGAAAGATTCTCAATATCGAAAAAGATTTGATAAACTAAATAAACAGATTAAAGAAAACCTTGTTAACACAGAGGTCTCTTATGGAGAAAAGAAACAAGAGGACAACGGTTGGGGATCAATGGTTGTTTATAACAAGATGGATAATGGTTCATATGATATGAACGTCTATCCTCAAAAAAATGGAAACAGCGCAAAAAGCCAATCAGGAGTTCCATCATCTGTAGAGCCTATTGCTTTTTCAAAAATATTAATTGCGACTTCAGTATTAGGAGGAAAAGTTCCTGATGCAAGAGTAGAATCTGACGACAAAGTATATTCAAAACTTATTTACGATTTATGGCGACGTGGTTGGTCAATGAACGGAGCAAATGGGAAAAATACTTTGTCTCTAGTTTATCAAACGTTATTTACTTGCGGTTGGGCTGCTTGGCGTGTATATCCAAAGCGAGTTGCAGTACAACGTAAAGGAGTTGAGAAAGTTCTCTTTGATGACGTGTATCGAGAACCTATGGACCCTAGTAGAACATGGCTTGGTGTAGGATTTAATAATGCAGACCACTGGTCACAAAAAGAAGTGTATTATGAAAAAGATATTTCGACAGAAGAATTTTTTCAAAAATATCCTGAAGCAGATACTCAAGAAAACAAAGCAAAAATAGAATACTGTAGTTCTTCAGAAGAAGCTAAAGACGAAAACCAAGATAAAGCAAAACTTAGTGTAACTATTGGGTACTACGAAAATGTTCTTTCTAATAGGTACGTTATCTGTTGTGGTAAACTTATTCTCTACGATGGCGAACTACCAAACGATGACAGTCATGGTTCAATCGTAGTTGTTCGATGTTTCGCAAAAGATCTTAATGACCCATACGGAGTGGGACTTTATGAATTGATGCGAGGTAACACAGCACTATTTACATACATCAATTCTCTTAACGCGCTTCAAGTAGAAGCTGAAATTCATCCATTAATATTTGGAACGCAAGTACAAAATGGTTCAAATACATATGTACGTTCTCCTAATACTATTAATCCTAAGAGTAAAGGGACCGATATTGATGTCGTTCAGACAAAAGGAAATGTTCAACAAGGAATTGCTTTTGGTCAGCAACAAAAAATTGCAATCGAAGAAAACACAGGTATCAACAACATTGTTGCTGGTACAGATACAGAAAGTACTCTTGGATCAACAGTAATTATGAAAGAGGCCGCATATAACCGGTTAACTCCACCAAGAAACTCAATGGTGGAAGGATTACAGACGGATGCGCATATCTTTACAAGTTGGACTCAACAAACACTTCCATTTGATAAAATTTTTATGCTTGACTCTAGTGAATCTCTTATCGAGTTCCAAAAACAAAATCCTGACTACTATGTAGAGTCAGAAGAAGTTATTGGAGA